GGGCACTTTAAGCCTAAAAACCACAAAAATCCACACAAAGGTGGTAAAAACACATGGTAAAAGCCATAAGGCAACAGTATGTGATGTGCGTAAACATCACCTTTCATTCAAATAACATACACCATACACACGCAGAGCAAGTCCAACTCACGTGGACGAAAACAAAAGAAAAACCACCACCACAAAGGGAAACAAAAAGAAAAACCCGTATTAGGTGGGAGGTGCGACCTACTCTATATAGTGTAACTATAAAACTAGTCATTTAAACCTAGCCTGAATGAAACTGATGGACAAATTAATTAAAGGCTAACCTGTCTGAAAACCTATTCCTAGATTGTTCTGCGAATAACTGCCCTTGTAGGGCGTTGCCGTAGCGTTACCAGTGAAAACAGTGCGTGAAGCACCCCCTCCCAGGTACTCAACATTTGGGTGATAGAGGCCTGATACATAGGCCATCGGAATACCCTCTTTGTCGAGCGACTGCAAGTAGGTGGCATTCAGCCCCTTCTGGTAATTGAACTGTTCCTTGTCAAAATCTAGTTGTTTATTTTGTTGATTGATCCCAGCTATTTGCCCCCCGAAGCTAAGACCTGAGTTGATAAGCCCGCCGAGGGCACCAATGCCTGCCGCGATTGCCATTTTACTCGCTCAACTGGATTGTGTGACCAAAAGCCGAGCCCTGCTACTTCGAGTTCGTGATCCCAGACGCGCCTGAGGATAGATCTAGTGTCCGGAACCAAGTTAAGTAATTTCTTATCAGGTGACAAGTCTGTTCTATTCTCTGGAACAACACTGCCTGATGATTGTGCTCCACTTGGCCTGACGAATTGAGTCTGGGTAGCAGTCTCTTTCTGAGATACTGGTTGAACTCCAACTTCTGGGCAATCAGTACCGCACGTAACTCTAAAAGGTGTCTGACTGCCAATTGACCTAGATAGGGTAATGATGGCACGGCCTCGTTTGTGACTGAGTGAAGGAGCAGATATTCCTCTGGGCTCAGAAGCAAGGTCATCAGAGAAATTTTGGATTCCTAATGTAGCTGAATGGGCCGGTGAAGAGGTAGCGATCTGGTTTGTCAAAGACGACTTCACCACGGACTGGGCAAAATAGTCACCGCTTCGAAGCCTGTTCTTTCTTGGTTGCGTCGCGTATATCCTCCCTAATGAACTCTGGTAGGGCATCAAACCAAGATGGGAAGAGAAAGGGATCTATTGATGGGCCAACGACTGAGGAAAACCTAGGCTGATAGAAGGCGTTGAAAGCCGCAAGTGTATAGATACAGATAAGAGGATGATCAAGACAGTCAGGATTGACGTGAAACTCAACAAGAACACGACCGCTATTGGGGCCTGTAAGTTTTGCTGTCTTTCCAACGTGCAACCCAATGTCCCAAGAAGTAGACACAGGATAATTGATGGGAGCCTTAACAGAAACAATGAGAAGATAGGTGAAAAGGTCCTTAATGTGAGCTCGTCTAACAACGTACTTTCCCTGTTCGTTTTTGGTCCTAACAAGCAATAAGCTAGGCAGCTCCCTAAGAAAAGGGAGACGCACAAGATAGATTTCAGTTTCCTCTTTTGGATCTATCTCTATTGATGACTCGTAAAGTTCTCTAGATAAGCTAATGTAACCTGAATCCTTTCCTGACCAAAATTCCATTAATACAGCAACTCAGCCTCTGGAAGTGGCTCACCCTTGTCTGCCAGCGACAATGTCATCAATCTACTGACTGGTCCCGCAACTGGTAACCGATTGTAGACTGAAATAGTCGAATGGTAGGCAAAACTGACTGAGTTCAGTGGGATTTGCAAAGCCGTGGTCCCGTTGTCTGCGGAAAGAAAGCCCTGTCTATTCAATCTCATATAAAACAAGACCGAATCAGTGACGTTGTCTCTGCACACATAAACTGGTGTTCTGTCTTTAGGCATACCGAGGAACAATCCTGATGCAATGTCGTCCATCGCCTCTGTTGGCAATGCGAAGACAAAGGTGTCATTGGCTGATGTGTTCCAAGATACGATCTTCTCCTCATAGAGGGCCGTCAAAATCTTTGGAGCTCTAGTTGCTCCAGAAGATGCATAGAGCGGGCTTTGACCTGAGGTGGAGACCACATCAAAACAAAACACTGTGTTCAGCGAGGTGAGAGCAGGGTTCAGTGCTGATATGTCTGACAAGATCGTGTTGAATCTTGTGGCAGCTGGACGGGCCAAGTCAGTGGTCAGGTCAGTCACAAACAGCTGGAACCTCGATGACAAGTCTGTGGTCTGCTGTCCAAAGCAGTAGAAACTGCGGGTGTTCCCTTTGAAGATATCAAGGGGCAGCAGGTCCTGGCTGGCATACTTGGTGACCTTGTCACGAAAGTGATAGGCTGAAATGGTGCCACAGTCACTCGTGATGGTCTTTGAAGCAACGACTAATGTTGCTGTGCCCAACCAAAACTTCAGATTCTTCATGGGAGGATAAAGGTCCTCCTCTGGCGTAAGGCCAATGCAAAAATTCTGGTTTGCATAGATCTGATTGTTGCTGGCAATTCTGATATGTGTCAGTCCATATCCCATGCATGGCTCAGTCTTCGACTCACTAGCGAAGATGTTTGGCAGACTGGGTTCCGGGGTCACATCTAGCTGGGGGGGGACATACCTGAGGAACTTGAAATCCTGGGAGATCTTAAAGAACACATTCACTGTGAGTGAAGCATTCTCTGGGCCTGAACTAACTAACTGGTTCATAATGAGTATGAAGAACCATCCACCCCTCTGGTCAGCTATGTTGAGTGGAGCATCCCCCAAATAGGAGGTTGGGAGGTTGAGATGCACGTTTGTGCGGTTCTCATCCTGGGAACTCATTGCCAGTGGGGACTGCAACTTTGGGTCAATCATGAGACCTTCAAAGGAGGTTGCAGTATACTGGTCCAAAATCTTTGGATCAAGCCATGGTGGCAGAAAGCCACACCATAACTTGCCGCCATTGAAGCCAGTGCCGGCGACGTTGACTGCGAAGTCAAAGCCACCACACCAAGCCAAATACTGGCGGGCAAGATACTGGTGGGGAAAATCCATAGATCTTGGCGTGCACTCAATAGTTAGGAGCACGGTTCCTGGCAAGTCTGTTGTTCTCCACTGCAGCTGCTCAAGCAGCCTATAGTTGACATAGTGGAATGGATCAATTCCATTGCTAGTCTGAACAGCCTCTAGGGCCTTTGGGGAAGGATCTACTGGTTGTTGTAAAGGGGAAATTACCTGTTGCACTGGGACTTGTGCTGGGGACTCACCTCCTGTCAAACTTGCTGTTGGTGGCGCTGACATATTGATGTTTAGGCCAACCGTGGTGGTGCCTAATCCCGAAAGATTGCGGCGACCACTGACTGATAGTTTTCAGTCACAAACTGCAGACCAAGCTGCTCAGCACCTCTTTGCACTGTCTGCTGGAAGCATTTGTAGCCGTAAGGGCCAAGCAAAGCTGCTTCAATCTGTGCTGCCTGGAGAAGTTCATTCAACTTCTGTCTGTCAGTGCAGCAATCTGGATGCCCACGGCGGAATTTGAGCCTCTTGTTCTGTCTGACAAAGCCCAGCAATTTGTAAAGTGATGCTGGCTTTAGTCTTCCAACAACCTTGCCCTTGAAATATTGGGCATTGGTGTTGAAGAACCTGGACAGAAATGAGAGGCTGATCACTGGGACATAGTCCGCAATGCCAGATTGCTTGGACACAGATGTCACTTCCATGCCAATCTCTGTGGCAAGTGCCTCAATGTCACTGGGGGAGAAGTGTGTCCGCCCATTCTCAGCAACAGCAGCCATGTTGTCATCTCCATAGACGGCCAGAACAACGTCTGACTCAAAACTGGAGAATGCAGGTCTGCTGATCTTCTCACACGATCGCTTCCATGCGACCAGGACTAGTCCCCAATTGACTAGTGAGTTGTCCAAAGCCGTAAATGGCTGTCCTGATGGCAGGCCCTTCCTGCACAAATAGAGCTCACCTCTGAAAGAGAGCACTGGGTTGACAATGTGATTGTACAGACCTGAGATGGTGTCCAAAGACCCCTCCTGATAGCCATGTGCTGCACAGATCCTCACGTAGAGGTCTGCAATTGCATGAAGGCATACAGAAGGAACTGTTGAATCCCATGATTTGAAGTCTGAATCAAATCCATAGTCACTCACTTCATTCATCTGCTTGAATAAAGTGTCCCACTCATTGTATGGGTTGATGCCAACCTTGACAGGAATCTCATTGTGCAGAGAGCTTATTGCTGCACCAAGGGTCGCCAAGTACTTTCTGTGTACTATTGTGGCCTCCACCGGAGCACCAAGGATGATACGAGTTCTGACATCATCCACCTTCCTCATGGGCAACACCTCATCTTTCAGGGTTGCATCAAAAATGACCATGGTCTTTAAACCATTGCGGCATGCTGCAATAAGTGCATCAATAGCCGCCAACAGGGCAAGTCCGTAAGCGTGAGTTCGGTCAATGAGCCAAACTTGGGACTTGTCATCAAATTTCAACATTGGTGTCTTTCCTACGACACCCTTCATGGTTTTCCATGGAAGACCTGCTGACGTCTTCTTGTCCAGACTGTTGACATCTGGAACATCTGAAGCAAAATTGACTGCCTCTGTGTTCGTGAGAACACGGATTGTAGGCTTGTGGACTGACAACTTGGTGAGCAAAATGTCACCAATGTGGTCCACCGCCTGTTGAAAATCCTCAACAAAGGCCTCACTNACTTCAGTGTGCTTGGACAACCATTTGTCCTGCATGCACTTGTATGGATCAGTCTTGTTGACATTCCTTGGGTCCAACTCGGACAAAATGGCTGGTTCTCCAGCATCCTCCTGGTACCACGGGGTACGGACCAGTTGTGTCCGACCGCCAATGTGTGGAGTCCATTTTCCACCAGAGGGGTCGACAACACGGCCAACTCGCCCTCTTGGTCCAGGGACAGGGTCCAGCTCAGCTTGCTGGTAATTGAGTTTTGTGAGCTTGATCTCAGGGCTCAATATGATCTTTGGGAGATTTCCATACCCACTTTGCTGTGTGGGCTGTGGTGCTGAGAAGCTGTCGATCAATTCAACAATCTCCTCCTTGCACAACATGGACACAAATCCAGAGTATCCCGTGCCAGCAGTGTGGATCCCAACAAGGACCACTTTTCCACCTCTGACACTGAAGTATGGTGAACCACAATCACCATGTTTGCTCTGGAACTTGGTAACATAAGCCAAATCTGGAGTGACCATACGTCCCTCTTTGCCTTTGCAGTTACCAGTTCTGAGTGTGCCAGGTTGTGTGAAGCGCACGTTCTGGATGACACAAATTGGATCTGGGCCTGTAATGAAGATGCCTGGGTAGTTTGTGACCTGGCATGTCTCCTCACGGCTGGCGAAGTGATTCAAGATACTCCGGCCAGCGGGTGCATCTGGCACCTCAAACAAGGCAAAGTCACGTCTGGCTGGTGACTTATACTTCAGTCTTGCCTCCATGATCTTGCCACTGTCATACAAGTAGACAGCTGCACCATCATCAAAAGCGTGCCCTGCTGTGATGTACAGTCGGTCTGTGACTGCCAAACCCCAGCATGCACTTTCAGTGCCACTCTGTGACACAATGCGGAGCTTCCGCAAGTTTCCACTGACCATAGTGGCGACCTGTGACTCTCCTGTCTGCACCTCTGCCTTCATGCAAGGCATGGGTTGGAATGCACATCTGATGATCTCATTGAGCAGTGAGCGCTCTGGAGTGTCAAATGGCGTCATCTTCCCTGAGAACTTCACATAGACAGGCTCATCCATGCTGCAGACTGTCATCTTCCAAGAGACGAAGTCCCAGTACTGTAACTGCAAGTCATCATAGAGTGCACTGAGGTCACCTTTCCATTTCTTCTGGAACTCATCAAACTCTGCACAAAACCGCCTGGATTCATCAAGGTCCCAAGGTGCAGGCATGACTTCAAAGCCATATGCCTTCATGACACTGTACTTCAGAAGGTCCAAGATCTGTGAAGCTGGTCTGGAAGAGCATGCGACAAAAGAGTCTTTGCCACATTGGTTCTCCATAGCCTTCATGAAGACCTCTTTGTCTGGTGTCATGTCAATGGCGCCGAGAGCACCAAGTCCATCGACTGGCTTGTCGACGACCTGCTGCAATGTGCCAACTTGCGAAGAAACATTTGGTTTGAGTTCCTTCCACTGCTTCCACCTGTCCATGGTCTGCATGGCTGTCTTTTTGTAGGCATACTTGCCAATAGCCGCATCACCAGGATCTGGACTCATGTCGGCCCAGCCAGTTTGCTGTTGCCATCTTGGGCAATGCCGCCGGCTTAGGACTCTGGAAATGTCATACATTCCTGTGGACATGCCGAGCAGTGAAAGGCTTGATTCAATCATCTTGATGATGGTAACGGCAGCTAGCACCTTCGGGTTGTACTCTGCTCGCTCCTCCAGTCCCTTCAACACTTTGTTGGTGACGGCCCCACTGGGGTTAATGATGGACCATGAATAGGTCCCACTTGGTGGGCCTGTTGACAGCTCTACACCACCAATGGTGCATGCACTCCTTGTGAGCAAGACTTCTGTTGTCTTTGTTGCAACACTAACAACTCCATTTGTGTTCCTCCACATGAAGATTGTGTGATCTGTTGCAACAACTGCGCAAGGCAGTGGGAGCATGTTTGCTCCATAACCTCCTCGGTTCATCTGTGCGACAGCCAGCTCAACTGTCAATCCTGGGCCACAAATATCTGCAATCCTTTGCATGAATGTGGCGAGTTTCAACAACTGTGGCTTGGTCAAGTCTGTGTTGACAGCACGCAACAGTGCCATAACCTCCTTGAATCTCATCTTTGTGTTGACAGAAAGAACTGCTTTTGGCAGCCAAACTGTCTTGAATGTGAGATCAGGAACATCTGGCACTGGTGGTGAGACATCAACTTCAACAGTCTCAACTGTTGCCTTTTCC